GGGTATAACGTACCTTCAAGTGGCTACCCAGGTAACTGTCCAGGTGCCTCACCTTCACCAACTACAGCACCACCTTACTTTGTTCCACCGTTCTTCCCACCTTACTTTGTACCTCCATTCTTCCCTCCATATTTTGTACCACCATATTTCGTTCCACCTTTCTTCCCGCCTGACTTTACTCCTACATCAACACCAACTGAAACCCCAACCCCTACCCCCGCTCCAGTACCTTTAACATACTGCCCATCACTAGGGTATAACGTACCTTCAAGTGGTTACCCAGGTAACTGCCCAGGGTTTAGATTTGATGCAAATATAATAAATATGTAATACCTTGGTTGCATAACAAAATGTAATCGTGTATAATAGAATCAACTATAAGCAAGGGGAAGATATGTCAAAATCAAGGTGGGAAGAATACAAAGAAAAAAATCAAGGCATTGTCTCTGATCTTTCAAAAGAAGATCCTTTAAAAAGGTTAAGCATATGCAACTCGTGCGAGCACTTAATAAAATTAACAAAAGAATGCAAAAAAGACAAATCTTTTGTTCTTGAAACGGTAAAAATAAAAGAACAGCAGTGTCCAATAGGAGCCTGGTAATGCATAAAGAAGAACTTGCTCCTGGAATTGCATTATATAGCGACGTAATTCCTTCTTATAAAGAATTGATTGACAACATAGAGGACTCAACAACGCTTGGCACAATAAAATGGGGTAATGCTGAAGTTCACTCAGACGATAACAATACTTTAAAGAAAGATACAAGAGACACATCTGTTATAGGTGTGCCATACAAGACAAACCTTTTAGAGGGATTCCCATATCCAGGCTCTACATTTGATACAATTCTTTCATCTTTATTTTTTGAACATTTTGATCCAATAGAAAAAGATTATATAGGAGACTATAACTCAATAGTTGATTGGCATGACTCTTATGGAATTTTAAAGTATGGAAAAGGACAGAAGTTTATAAATCATATAGATGATAGTCCTGCTGCTACAAGAAGAATATCAACAGTCTATTATTTAAACGATAACTATTCTGGCGGAGAAATAAATTTTCCTAGGTTTGGAATAAAATTAAAACCAAAAGCAAATCAAATGATTCTGTTCCCATCTAGTTTCATCTATAACCATTCTGTAGATCCTGTTATTGATGGCATAAGATATGCTATAGTTAGTTGGTTAAGATGAGCCTTGAAGAATATAAAGAAAAAAATGGGGTTACTCCATTTGATTTAATAAATCCAAAATCTCCTAGATCTTCAGAAGACTTAAAAAAAGAAAGAATGAGTATTTGTAATGATTGCCCAGAACTGATAAAGTTGACTACACAGTGTAAGCAATGTCATTGCATAATGTATTTAAAAACTACTCTTGAAGAAGCAAAATGTCCATTAGGAAAGTGGTAAAAATGAAAAAAGAAGAAATAGCACCAGGACTAATAGTCTATAGCGATGTAATTCCAAATAGTTTAAATCTTAAAAATGACATAGAAGAAGGAGTTGCATCCTCTGGTCTTTCTTGGTTACCAGCCTATGTTGCAGAAGCAACCAATGATGCAAAGGTTAATTCAAAAACAAGAGACACTGATTCTATAGGGATTCCATATAATGGTGGAGTAAAAGAACTTTCTGGAAATGTTTTGTCAGAAATTTTCAAGACAAGTCTAGGAAACATATTTTTTGAACATTTTCATCCAGTAGAGCAAGACTACATGAGTTCTTATGGCATTGGGTGGGGATGGCATGATGAGTACAGTGTTTTAAGATATGGAAAAGGACAACACTTTACAAATCATATAGATGATCATCCAAATTACCCAAGAAGAACATCAACTGTTTATTATTTAAATGATGATTACGAGGGTGGAGAAATAAATTTTCCAAGATTTAATATAACCTTAAAACCAAAGGCCAATCAAAAGATAATCTTCCCTTCAAACTATGTGTTTAACCATTCTGTTTCTCCAGTAGTTTCTGGAACACGATATGCAGTAGTAAGTTGGCTATTCTAATATGAAAAGGAAAATATAATAAAATGAAAGAAATGTTAGTTATAATTCCATCAAGGAATAGACCACAGGCAGTTGCAGAAATAACTGAGTCTTTGATGGAAAAATCAATAGGAGTAGATATTTGTTTTGGATTAGACGACGATGATACTTCTGAGTACACGTATGTTCCAGGAGTTATATATGAAAGAAATCCAAGAGTTTTAATGAATGCAACAAATAATATACTTGCAAATAAATATGCTAACAGTTATAACTTTATCTGTTTTCTAGGTGATGACGTTAGACCAAGAACATTTGCTTGGGATAAGATACTTATAGAGCCATTGAGAAATAAACCTGGAATTTCTTATGCAAACGATCTAATCCAAAAAGAATTTTTACCAACTCATGTTGCCATGTCATCAGAAATAATAAAGTCTCTTGGTTTTATGGCACCACCCGTTTTAAAACATTTATTCATGGATAATTTTTGGCTAGATCTTGGTAAAGCAATAAACTCAATACATTATTTTGAAAATGTTGTACTTGAACACTTACACCCAGCATTAGAAAAATCTTCTGTTGACCAGGTATACCTAGAGTCTTGGGGTCTATTTGAACATGACAAAAATGCCTATGAAAAATACAAAGAAACAGACTTTTTACAAGATGTCGAAAAAATTATGAAGATGTACGAAAATCTTAATGATATGTCGTAGAGTTTTTTAAATGGACAAGATATATGTTTCTATTGCCTCTTATAAAGATAAAGAGTTAGCAGATACTGTTTTTTCTATTTTGCGTCGTGCAAAAAATCCAGAAAGAGTTTTTGTTTCAATTTTTTCTCAAGATGAGACTCACCCACAATTAGAAAATATCTTTAGTTTGTTTGGAGTGCAGAATTTTTCTTATGAAAAGGTTCATTTTTCTGAAGCAAAAGGTGTTGGTTATGCAAGAAAAAAAACACAAGAAAAATTATCTTTAGATTTTAAATACTATTTACAAGTTGACTCACACACAAGATTTATACAAGACTGGGATAGCGTATTAATTTCAGAGTATACACAAAGTCAAGATTTTTGGAAGGTTCCAATAATCTTTTCATCTTATCCACTTCCCTATACATATGATAAAAATGGAAATGAAGTGATTACTGCAAGAGACAAAGCAAATTTTGTAAGTATTAAGCCTATTGAAGGGACTATGCTATATAAGGCAGAATATGAGGAAAGATCTATATCCAGATATGGAGAACTTCATGGTCACTTTTGTGCTGGATTTGTTTTTTGCTTGTCTGAGTATATGCTTAGCGTTCCATACGACCAGAGGATTTATTTTATTGGAGAAGAGCACACAATGTCTGTTAGGTTTTTTTGTAATGGAATTTATATTATTGCTCCACAAAGATCTTATGTTTATCATCACTACTATGGAGTTCAGACAAGAGAAAAACATTGGGAGATAGATCCTAATTGGGGAGATTATGAAAAGGCTAGTTTTGATAGAATAGCAAAGTTTTTTTTGTTTGAGGAACTTGAAGGTTATGGTATAAAAGATAAACCAAGATATGAATTATGGAAAAATAGATTTGTTGTTGAAAGTGAAAATATAAAAGAGTTGGGATAGCAGTCATATTCTGCCAGCCCAACCCTTTTTGTGTATTTACATTATTTTGGAAATTTGTTCATCCAAAACTTAGTCCTTGGGGTAATACCCTTCCATGAGGACCAGTCTTCTCCACCATTTGTCATGTAGTATGCAATCTCTGCATTCTTAACGGGATTGAATAGTTCAGCGTTAGAGTCAAGATCAAACTTGGTTCTACGATCAGGACCAAGGGTATCAATCATATTGATTTGGAACATACCATAAGATGAGTCACCAGTTTTGTGGTTGCCATTAAAAGCCAATGGTCGTCCATTAGACTCTTTCTTAGCCACTGCCCAAGCAACTACAAGGTCTTTTCCCTTGAAGCCCACTAATGAAAGCAGTTCCTTTAGTTCTAAATCAGTCAGAGAAACCTTATTCTCAAAACTCTCTAACTTTTTAGCCTTAGAAACCAAAAAAACCTCTTTCGAGGCGGTTTCCAATGTCTGAGCCTGTTCTATGCTCAAGTTGTTTTTAGTATCAAGACCTGAGTCAGCATTGGCTCCGTTCGACAAAACAGTTACTAATGCTACGATACTGAGTGTGCTAATGATCTCTTTGTTTCTTTCGATAAATTTAATCATAGTTTCCTCCTTAGAAAACAATAACACCCTGGTAGGTGTTACTACCAAGTATAACACAAAATTTTGTTAAAAGTCAAATTAAACGGCCAAATTATGAAAAATCTTTTATGGTAAAATTATAGTATATCTGGAGGTTTTTATGTCTAAATGGGATGATTGGAAGATTGCAAGCGGAACAACTAGGCCATGGCACCTATTAAATCCAAGCCAGTATTCAAAAGAAGAGGCTTTAGCCAGGAAAAGACTTTTAATTTGCCAAGGGTGCCCACAATTGATTCAACTAACAACCCAATGCAAAAAATGTGGCTGCATAATGAAATTAAAAACTAAACTAGAGGCTGCAACCTGCCCACTAGGTAAATGGTAATAAATCATATTGTTTAAAATATCGACTAGCACAACTTTATAAGATGGTATAATAAAGATTATGGCTACAGGTCAATCACTTAATTATCCTACTATGAAGTATCCACTTGCTTCTGATCCCGTGAATGTCCACGGAGACATTAAAGTATTGGTTGACGCTTTAAATGATATTTTGCCCCCTTTGGGTATGACAAGTGTATCTTCTCCTGTAAGAAATAACACAAACCTTGCATTACCAGCAGGAACCCCTGTTTATATTTCAGGAAATGTTTCACACGGTGGACAAATGAAAACAACTGTAGAAAGATACAACCCATCAAGTTTAACCCATAATCCAGATTCACCAATTCTTGGATTAATACAAACAGGAATTTCTGCACTAAGCGATGGCGTTGCTGTGGTGTCTGGAGTTTTGCAGATGAATACAACAAATATTGGTACACCAGGAACAAAAGTTTATATTGATGGAAGTGGACAACTTGTTGGTGGAAGACCTTCTTCTGGACCAGCAAGATATGTAGCAGTCGTTGCAGTTCAGGGTACACAAGGTCTAATTGTTGTCCAGACAAAAGGAAACGGTACTTGGGGAGCACTTAAAGACGGATTGTCGTGATATAATAACATTATGGCAACCTTTAGAAATCAACCAACAGACTCTTATGCACTAGGTGCAGCCCCACCAGAAATTCGTTGGACAGTTGTTCGTGGAGACTCAGCAGCATTTCGTGTTTATGTAACTAATGACGCAAGAGTTCCTCTTCTTCTTGAAGATTGGGAAGTTGCAATGGATATATATAGACCAGTAACGGATGCTGTTATTTTGTCTTTATCCCCTGAGCCAATTGAGTTCCAAGATGAAGAAGGAAGTTTCACAGTCACATTAACATCAGCACAATCTCAACTTCTTGAGACAGGAGACATCTTCGACATACAACTCACAGAACTTCTATCAGAGGGCAGAGTTTGGACGGTAGCCAGAGGGTCAATGGTTATCCTTGAAGATGTAACCCAGTAATGCCAACACATCAATTAGCACATGCACAGATTCAAGATCTTGATTTAAGACGAATTCGTATAGATCACATACAACCAAAAGCAAGGGTTGAAGAGGTTTTACCATTTAGGGTTCAGTTTATCAATGTAAGTGTGTTTGGTTATTCTAAAACCAATCCACCACCAATTCCATTGCAGGTTATTGGCTACAGCAACTATATTCTATAATTAGATTAATTAAAAGGGTGATATAATTGCCACATGGCTAAAGTATCAATTCCATCAGTTAAGGCTCTATTTCAAACAGGTGATAGACCTACTCAAGAAAACTATGAAGATTTAATCGATACCGCTTCAGCACAGGCAACAGACCTTGGCTCAGCAGGTAACAATGAAAACACAATCACTGGTATTGAGAACGTAACTGTTATTGATAACTTTGACGCTACAGTTTGGCGAATGGTCAAGTATATTGTTTCAATATCAAAGACCACTGCAGGGGACAACAAGTTCTATGCAACCGAACTAACAATTCTCGTTGACGGTACAAATGTAAATGTCAGCGAGTATGGAACAATCGACAATGATGGGAATATTGGCACCATTAATGTCTCTCGCACTGGAAATACCGTGGCCTTAACAGTCACTCCAGACCCAGCGATCAAGCCAGTCACAGTTCGTTTCGCACGAATTGGACTTAAGGCATAACTAA